AATACATTGTCATAAAGCTATAAAATATATATTATGGAAACTATAAAAAAATGTATTATTTGTAACAAAGAATTTTCTACATCAGATGGAAGAGTTAAAATGTGTTCTCAAAAATGCAAAGACAAATACAGCAAAACTTATTCAGATAAAAAGAGGGAAAAATATTTATCTGGTATAGAAGGAAAAGACTATATCATATGCAAATGGTGCGGTCAAAAAGTTACGAGAATATACGGCCAACACATAAAATTTTCTCATCCTGATAAAACTATAAAAGATTATAGGAAAGAATTTCCCGATTCCCCTGTTTGTACAGAAAATGATATAAAAAATATATCTGTTAATTCGGGTAAACACATGAAGGAAGAGAAATATAGAAAAATGTTTTCTGAAATGGTAAAAGGAGAAAAAAATCCTGTCCATAAAAATAATATGTCTGAACAAAAAAGAAAAGAATTATCCCCATTTAGCAAAGAATTTTATAAAAAAAGAAATTTATCCGAAAATGATTATAAAAAATTTTTAAAAGGGTCATTAAGCGAAAGAGAATTTGATACCACTTTAGAATATTATTTAAAAAGAGGATTTTCTGAAGAAGAAGCAAAAGAAAAGTTAAAAGAAAGGCAAACAACTTTTTCGTTAAAAAAATGTATAGAAAAATACGGGGAGGAAAAAGGGTTAGAAAGATGGAGAGGGAGACAGGAAAAATGGTTAAAAAATTATAAAAAACAAAATTATTCAAATATTTCTCAAATATTATTTAAAACACTAGACCTTAAAATTAAAAAAGATTTTAAACAAATTTTTTATGCAACTTGTGTGGATAATGATATAAACAATGAATATAGATTAATTTTAAGTAATAAAGTTTTATGCCCGGATTTTATTATATTAGATAAAAATAAGATAATTGAATTCGATGGGGTTTACTGGCATAGAAATACCCCCGAAAACCAAAAAAGAGAATACGATAGGGATTACATATTGAAAAATGCCGGATATGAGATTTTGCATATTTGGGAAAATGAATATAAGAAAAATCCGGAAAATACTGTAAAAAAATGTATAGATTTTATTTATGAAAAAAACCCTTAAATATCTTATCTTATTTTTAATTCAACTTATCGAAAAATGGGAATATCGTCATTTAAATTTAGATGAAAATGATAATAGTAAGAAAATTATTGAAAGCATATCTATAGAGAATTTAGAAATTGAAACTGATATGGGTTTTAAACCCATTTCTCAAATCCATAAAACCCAGCCTTATACTCTATGGAGGGTGGATTTAGAAAATGGCATGTATCTAGAGGGGGCAGATAATCACATAGTTTTTAATAAATTAATGAATGAGGTATTTATTAAGAATTTAAAAGTAGGGAATTGTATCCAAACAAAAAGGGGATTATCAAGAGTTATTAATATAAAAAAATATTCACAAAAAATCTCAATGTTTGATGTAACGGTTAATTCACCAGAACACCGATTTTATTCAAACGGGATTTTGTCCCACAATACTACAACTATTTCAGCTTTCTTTGCTTGGTATCTTTGCTTTCACACAGATAGAAACTTACTTATTCTTGCTAACAAACAGGCCACTACTACAGAAATTGTAGCAAAGGTTGTTGATGTATTCCGAGGACTACCATTCTTTATGAAGCCTGGTATAAAATCCATCGGGGCTTTAGGTCTTCGTCTCGATAATGGATGTATGCTTACTTCTCAAGCTACCACCAAAACAGCATCTATCGGTTTTACCATCCACGTATTATACATCGATGAGTTTGCTCACATCAACCAGAAACTTGTTAAATCATTCTGGAGATCTGTTTATCCTACCTTATCCTCTTCATTAGTTTCCCAATGTATTATCTCATCTACGCCCGACGGCATGGATAACTTATTCTATGAAATATGGGATAAAGCTAATACAGGAAAAAACACTTTTAAATTTAAGAGAGTCGACTATTGGGAAGTTCCTGGCCACGATGATGCTTGGATGGAAGAAATCAAAGCAAACTTTGGGGAAGAAGAATTTGCTCAGGAATATGAACTTTTATTTGACCGTAAAAGTAATCTTCTTTTAACACCAAATCAAATGAGATGGCTTAAAAAGAATGAGAAAAAATATAAATATCATCCATTAGAAAAATCCGCTTTGTCTGAAGATCTTTATCGAGACAAATTACTTTGGCATCCCGGATTTGATCCAAATAATAGTTTTGATAAAAGGGATCGTTTTGTTTTATCCAATGATATTGCCGATGGAAAAGATGAGGATGAGGAAAAGAAGGATAATGACTTTAATGTTACCGCTATTTACAAAGTAGAACCTAAATCTATGGTAAAACTTCGTAAACTCAGAAAAGATGAAAGAAAAATCCAAAATATGTTTCGAATGAGACAGGTTGGAATATTCTTTGACAATTATGGAGATGAGGAAGTTATGGCTCAAGTTAACAAGGCACTTGTATTTGACCAATTTGGCGGGGATTTCTGCAAATTAGTTACAGAAATGAACTTTAATGGTAAGAGGTTTCTTGATAAATTTGCAGATCATGATGGTTATTTTGAAGGATGCGTTATGCATTCATATCACACGGCTCCAGTTCCAGGAGAAAAACCCCCAAGAAGAAAAGCAGGATTCCGCCAAAAACAAGATAAAGACTTCTTCTGCAAACTTGCAAGAAAATTAGTCGAAACTAAATGCCTAATTCCGAATGATTCAAAAACTACTGGAGAATTTGGAGCTTTTGGTAAGGTAAAACTTTCTTGGAAGGGTATAGCAAAACATGACGATGCTGCAATGGCATGTATTAATACTGCAAGACTTTATGAAGAACCCGAATATGGTGATTGGCTATATGACTTTCTTCAGGATTTAGATGATTCCCCAATAAAAAGATATATTTCTGAGCTTCTTAAAACTCCTATAGAAACCCCGGAAGAATTAAGCGATGATTCTTTCCATAATCTCTATAATAATGATGATGTTTCTGGAAATGAGATGGCTCAATTACAAAAAATATATCAGAATGCTAACAAACCAAGGTATTCTGGTTCTAGTTCGGGCTCGACAATGTGGGGAGGTAGACGATAAAAGTTAAATTGGGAATATTTTAGCATCGATATATAAAGAAACACATTATTTAAAGATAGAAAGAAGTTTTTCCAGTTTTTCTATGTGAATAAATAATAAAAATAAGTTTTAAAAATATGGCTAAATTAGCTCTCGACCTATCTCAATTTCAATCTGCCGGTGTTTACACCATTGAGATTGATCAATCAGAAAGAATTACAGTTACTACACAGTCACTTAGATTAGTAGCTGGTTTCTCGAAAGTCGGACCATTTAACGCACCTGTTTTTATTCGTTCAACTAGAGATCGTTACAGATTTTATGCTGACACTGATAAAAAACTTGAAAGAAAAGGTTCTTTTTTCCAGAGAGGAATTGATACTTGCTTGCTTCAAGCACCAGTATTCGCAATAAGTTTACTAAATGTTGGCGCAGATCCTTCTACAGAATCTGTAGGATTTGCTGACTTATCAGTTGCATGTGACGTTTCCAATAATGGAGTTTATACTGACCCATATATCAATTTCTTCAACAGAGAAAGATTCTGGAAAGCAGATTCAGATTATCTATTAGGAGTTGCTGGAAATAAAGAAGGTGTTCCAAATGCTGAAAGTACTTCACTTTTACAAGTAGCAAACGTTGGAACCAGAGATCTATCAGTTATCGTTAGAAAAGCTGTTGGACTTCAGGGATACAGTGTTGCAGCAAAAGATTGGTACGGTTCAAATACAAACATTCCTTTTGAGTGGATCCGTCCTTATGACTTGTTAAAAGATTATTTTATCCAGGTTATTGCAATCGAAGGTAGATGGACCAATTATAAGAGTCTTTCAACAGACCCATTCTTCTCAACATATTTTAATGCTGAAGGTATAATTCCATCTCAGTTACAAGCATTTATTAATCTTCCACAGGTTAACTTGATAGGATCATGGATCGGAACAATTATTCCGGATTTCAGAGATCAAACTGGAGCTAATCAGTATATTGAAGATATTATCAATTCCTCTACCCCAATCACAGGTGTTTTAGCTAATGTTAATCAGCAGGCACTTGATCAACTTATCTGGGATGAAAATCAGAGTGAATGGGAAATCGGAGATGGTTCTGCAACAGATGCAGCAAAATATACCGTCGACCTTGTAGGACACGGACTTATTAATGAAGGAGTAACAGCAGTTGGCGTACCCTTTAATCATTTTGATACCCCTGCAATATTTACAACTAATACTTCAACTTATTTCCTTGATGCTAGTGCACTAATACCAGCTGACGTTTCGTTATTCATATCACCAGCAACTTTTGATGCTTCAATAACTTATATCACATTAAATGCTTCCGTATACGTATCACCAGCAGTTGTACAAAATGTTGCTTACTTTGATGCAAGTGGAAACACAGTCGATGTATCAGTATTTGTATCACCAGCAGTTGTACAAAATTCGTCTTTATATGGAGTTGCTGGGGTAAACATTAAGTCAGACTTTTTAAGTTATGACTTAAATGTTCCAAATGACATAATGCACACTACTATTCCAATTATGTCCCTTTTGGATACAACTGGAAAAACATTTAAAATGGGTCCAGCTCAGCAAGCTTTAATTACTATTGGAACTTTAATCAAAAAAGATCCAAGTGCTTCAACAACCGGAGGCGGGGTAGCTTATGTTATTTCTAAAGTAACGGATACTTCGATGAATTATATTATCGGAACATCTGAACCTATCTGGGCTTATACTCAGAACGCTTCTGAAGTTTATGTTCAGAAACCTATCGACGATGTAACCCCTCAATATAAATTCTTAATGCTTCAGGGCCTTAAGTTAACTGCTAATCACCTTCCTGGATATTCAAAAACCGGACAACCAAACGTTGAAGAAGGTATTATCAAGATTTACTCAATGCTTGAAGACCAGGGAATTCTAAGAGGATTAACTAACCCAGATATGATTAACTACAGATATGTAGTTGATACAATGGGATACGGACTAAGACCTAATTGCGGTGGTAAAGTTTACTTATCACGTCTTGCTAAGAAAAGAGGTAAAACCACAGCTATTATAAGTGCTCCTTCATTAACACAATTTGCAACATCTCAGGATCCTTATTTCTGCGACGTATTTATTCCAGGCGTAGATCCAAAACCAATATTTAACACCGCATTTATTCCTCAAGGTGGTAACCCTGAAATGCCTCGTTCATTCCAGTTTACTTTACCAGATGAAGACAACGGAGCTAAATTTACCGGAGTATTCGGACCATTCCTTAGTATGACTGACAGCGATACAACAGTATTAGTTCCCCCAGCAGCAGATATTTCTAACAGTTTCGTTAGAAAGTTCTTAGGAGGCGATCCATTTGCTATCGTTGCAAACAAAAATGGTATCATTTCGAACCCAGCTTTAGCAGGTGTAGAATATATGCTTGATCAGCAAGATAGAAATTATCTTGAACCATTTGGATACAACTCAATCGTTGAAAGAACTGCAACAGGCGAGATTATGATCTACTCAAACAGAACAGCTTTCCAGACAATTAAGAGTGATTACAACTACTTACACGTTAGAGAGCTATTAAATACAATCGAATTACAGGTTGAAGAGGTACTTAAGAATTTCGTATTCAACTACAACAACGCTGTAACAAGATTAACTATTGTAAACGCAATTACTCCTATTTTACAGAGTATAAAAGATGCCGGAGCACTTTCACAATACGAAATTGTAATGGATGAAACTAACAACACCCCAGATATAATTGACGAAGCTTTCGCAATAATCGACATCGGAGTTTGGGTTACTAAGGGTATGGAGAAGATTATCCAGAGAATTACCGTTAATAAGACTGGTGGAGCAAGTTCAGGCGGATTTACAACAGCTTAATGAATAAATAAAATAAAAGTAACGCGATATGGCAGATTTCACAAGTCAAGGCACATTTGGCCTACCCCATTGGAGAAATTCAAGGGCTGCACAAGAGCTCTATGAACCCGCATATTTAAATCTATTTACAGTTCAGATAGCACTTCCTGTCGGAGTGGGTTCTACAACTGAAAATACGAATCTCCTACTCGAGAATATAATTAAGATCACTGGACTTGAGTCCAACTCTTTCCCAACTTCTTCTGTAGCTCAGCAGTATAAGTGGGCAACCAGAAGGTTTGCTCAGGCAAAACCTGAAAAGACCACTATGGATGTTGGACTATCTTTTGAAGTCAACTTAAACCGTACACCTAGTGCTTACGTTTTAAAGACCCTAAGAAAATGGAACGACCTTGTATATGATCCACTAACTGGTAGAACCGGACTTAAAGCCGATTACGTTGCTCCTTGGGTATTAATCACCCTTTATGATAGAGCTGCTAATCCTTTCTGGCAATGGAAACTTTACAATGTATTCCCAATCACTCCTCTAAACGTACCGGATCTTGAGTACATGAGTGAGGAAATTTACAGAATCGCCGGATATACAATCGCCTGCGACGTTTGGGACGAAACAATCGTATAACCATAAACAATATTTATTAAAAGAGAGCTTTGGCTCTCTTTTTTTGTTAAAACTATCATGTTTTTAACGATATAATAGTATATAGTCTAAATAATGTAAATATGCCAGAAAATAATTTAAATGAAGAAAAAATTAAGGAATTCGTTCAAAAATCTGAAGTTCCTGCAAATGATGTAGTAGGTGCACCTTTAACGCCCACGACCGGAGCTAAATTGCCTTGGCAAAAAACAGCGGAACTCCACGATGTTCAAAATGAAATTGGTTGGGAAAAACTCAAACTTACTGACCTTCCAACTCAAGGACTATTTTATCCAGAAGGAACTGAAATAACTATTCGTTCTGCTACTGGTGGAGAAATTCGTCACTGGTCAACTTTAAATGAAGAAGATCTTTCATCTTTGGATGATATGCTTAACTGGGTATTGGAAAAATGTTGCAATGTTAAATATCCAAATAACCGTCTTTCTTCTTGGAGAGACATTAAAGAGGTAGATAGATTCTATATTATTCTTGCAATTAGAGAAAGAACATTTGTAAAAGGAGAAAACCAATTACAGGTTAAAGTATCCGAATCAAATCGTATCGACGTTGTTAAGGATATGATAAGCTATATTACCTTTGATGATCAACTTATGCAGTATTATTCTCCAGAAGAAAGATGCATAGTTTTCACTCAGAAAAATGGTAAGAAATTAAGGGTATATCTTCCCTCAGCTGGTGTTACTAACTGGCTAAAACAGTATATCATTCGTAAACGTCAAATGCAAGAGCCTATTGATGAAGATTTTGTCAATTTTGCTCCTTTTGTCATCGGTGATTGGAGGGGATTAAATGACGCTACTTATGAAAAAGCTGTCATGGAAAGTAATAGCTGGTCGGACTTAGAAGTTTCCCTTCTAACAGAAACTAGAAAGATATTTTCAGATACTATTGATCCTGTTATCAAATATCGAGACGAAAAAGGAGGCGAGCGGGTGATCCCGCTAAACTTTCAGGGCGGGATTAAATCTCTTTTCCTTGTTTCAAATCCGTTTAGCAAATTGGCATAAAATTGCATTCGTATTTATGCAGAGGAATGTTTCCCCTGTTGACATACGACAATTAGAATTTTATGAAATTGAATATCTTCTAAAGGAAATTGAAGAACATAACGAGGAAGAAGAAAAACGAAATAAGGCTCAGGAAAAGGAATACGAAAAGAATTCCAAACAAATGAAAATGCCTAACGTCGGAAAAACTAATTATGGAGGATTTCCCACTCCAAAAATTCCCTCTATCAAACATTAAAAACTAAAAGGATCTTCGGGATCCTTTTTTTATAAATAAAACTATGGAAAAATATTTACCAATTAAGGGATTTGTAAATTATGAAATTAGCAATTTTGGAAATGTTCGAAATATAAAATTTGGAAGAATATTAAAACCTCAAATAACTAAAAGAGGAAAATATTATCAAGTTACTTTGTCCCAAAATAATAAAGGTCATGTAATAAAAATTCATCGAACGGTAGCAATAACTTTTATAGAAAATCCCAACAATTATCCGGAAGTCGATCACAGAGATAGAAATAGGTTAAATAATAATATCGAAAATTTACGATGGGTTACTCAAGAAACTAATAGAGAGAATTCATTATTTGGAAAGAAAAGCCCTTATCCATATCTCACTTTTAATGGATTAAAATATTTAGTTTATTTTTCATCCATACTTTATGAATTCGATACAATCGAAGAAGCTTTTCAGAAATTTAAATTATTTCAGAAACCTTAATCTTTTATTTTGTAGGGATATATAAAGAAAAGCGTTTCTATAAATGCAGCAAGCTAACGAACTTTTATACGGGATCCTTCAAGTTGTAGGAAGAATAGAACAAAATATGAAGGGAGGTGGCCAGCCTGCTGGAGCACCAGCTGCTGCACCTAAAGAACCAAAATCCACTGCATCTCTCTTATCTAATTTAGGCGCAGGTCTTAGCTCATTTAAAGGGGCAAATCCAAAAACTATAAAAACCTTCTTTTCCTTTATGGATCAGATGCTTATATCTGCCGACAAGGTTAAAAAGGGAGGTAGCGGGCTAAAAGATTTATCGATGTCTATGATGAATCTGGGACAAGCATTACCAGGAATGACTGCTGGAATTGAAAGAATAAGCAGTATTAGAAACATTAATGGTGCTTTGGGAAACATGCAATCCCTATTTAATTTCATAGATTATAATGGTCGATTAATTACTGCCAAAGTAGCTAAGAGTATAAAGGATATTTCTATTTTCATGATCAATCTAGGTCAATCATTACCTGGAATAGCATCGGGTCTTGATACAATCGGAAAACTGAAAGCCAAAGTTATAGATAAAGCTCTTTTCAATCTTAGAAAACTTTTTGATTTTCTTAGAGAAGCTGGCAAAAAGAAAAGTTCGGATAATGTAAAAATACTAACTGAAGCTCTCGGAGCTTTAGTGAAAGCAATACCAGGTCTAGAAGCAGGAATATCATCCATTGCTAAGATTAAAGAAAAATCTATGGCGATGGCTTTAAAAAGTTTGGGAATGCTATTTACCTTCATTGAAGATAAAGGAAAACCCGGCACTTCTAAAATAAGTAAGAGCATTAAAGATATTTCTATCTTTATGATCAATTTAGGCCAATCCCTACCAGGAATTGGAAGCGGATTGGATCTTATTGGAAAACTGAAAGCCAAAGTTATAGATAAAGCTCTTTTCAATCTTAGAAAATTATTTGATTTTATTCAGCTCCAAGCTAAAAAGAAGGGAAATTCCGATATAAAGGTATTAAGCGAATCATTAGAAGCTTTAGTTAAAGCTATGCCAGGATTAACGGCTGGTGTTAACTCTATTGCTAAGATCAAGGAAAAAACAATGGCAGCAGCTCTAAAGAGTTTAGGCTTTTTATTTCACTTTATTGAGGAGAAAGGAAAACCGGCTACAGCTAAAAAGATTCAAAAAGGAATAGATGTAATGAATAAAGCTAGCAAAGCTTTAAGGGGATTCAATGTTCTTAAGGATATTGGAGAAGGATTTATGTATTTAGGCCTAGGTATTGTTGCATTTGCAGGATCTTTTGTACTAGCAGGAATGCTTTTAAGTTTGGCCAAACCATCCGATGTATTGCCATTTTTGGGTATGACTATCATTGCACTTCTTGTTGCATTTGGAGCACTTCATTTAGCTGCTAAATTTGTTAAAGGAGGGACCAGTGTTATTAAAGACATGGGTCTTGGACTTGCTGCTTTAGCATTAGGAATTATTTCATTTGCTCTTACCATACGTTTGCTTCCACTTATATTTAAAGGGGAATCCAATGGCAGTATTATAAAAGGAATGCTCATTATGGTGGGTATTATAGGCATTATGGCTTTAGCTTTTGCAGCTTTGGATTTAGCTAAACCTTTCGTGGATGGAGGATTTAAAACAATTCTTCTTATGTCAGCAGGTTTAGCAATATTTGCTATAACAGTCTTAGGACTTGCTATGGTTGCAAAGATGCTTATGACCGGGATGACTTTTGATAAAAATGCTGGAAAAGAAGAAAAAGATGAGAACAAGAAAAGTATGGTCAAAGGTCTCGGAATCTTTGGTTTAGTTTTGCTTGGTGCAATTGCTGCATTTTCATTATTAGGTATTCCTGGATTATCCACCATTATCAAATCTGGTGCAATTACTATGATGTTAATGGGAGGAGCGTTATTTGTAATGGCTCTTAGCATACAAAAATTAGTAGAAGTAGGGGAACAATTAGCAGGTAAAGATGTTGCCGGAACTCTTACAAATTTAATTGGTGGAACTATCAATGGATTCATCGGTGGTCTTTCAGCTTTATCAGGTGGAAAAACCGGAGTTGCAGGAATAGCTGCATTTATGAAAAACAGTGCTAAAATATTCGCAGGTGTGGCTATTTTAGTTTCTATGTCTGTTGCTTTATCTTTGTTTGCTTGGTCACTTACAGCTTTTGCTGAACTAGGCAATATGAGAGTTGTTACAGGAACTGATAAGAATGGTAAACCAATATTCGGAGAAAAAATAAATGTAGAACAGGTTGGAAGAACCATGACTGCTACATTATCATCTTTTTTAACTGGACTTATTGAATCTACTGGACAATTAACAATGTCTAAAGCTAAAGCTTTAAAGAAATTAGGAAGAGCATTAACTGGAAGAAGAGGAATTTTATCTGCTATTCATGACTTTGCAGAATTATTAAAAACCTTTGCTCAATTTGGTCCAGCAGGAGAAATAGGATATGTTGATTTTGTTCCAGATGGAGTTGATGAAGATGGAAATGCTAAATTCAAACAAGTTCCTTCTAAAGTAAAAATCACTGTTGTAGCTAAAAATATTGCCGATTCCTTTGGTACATTTGTTGATGAACTTACCAAACATACCGCTATGTTTGAATTTACAGGGTCTAAAGGAAAGAGCATGCAACAACTAGCTTCTATCTTATTAGGAACAAAATATTTTAAAGTATTTGGTTTATCATTTGGTAGAGAAAAACCGGGTCTTCTTGAACCTATTATGAAATTTGGGGAAATCCTAAAAACATTTGGTCAGTTCGGAAATACTGGAGAAATCCCTATACTTGATGCCCAAGGTAAAGTTATTGATAAAGTAAAAGTAACTGATGTTGCTTCTCATATTGTTGCCAATCTATCCTCATTTTCAACAACGTTAGGAAGTTCTAATCTAACTGGAGATGTAGAAAAAGCTGAAAAAAATATTGGTAAAGTTAGCGGAATTATAGAGTCGTTATCTAAGTTTTCTGAATCCCTGGACTCATTACAAAAAATGGGGGACAGCGTTTCTAATTTAGCAAGATCCATCACGGAACTTTCTGTAAGTCTTGACGGATTTGATTCAGCTAAACTTACAAAATTAGGTTCCATAAGAGTTGCTACTGGTGGACCTTCTGCATCTGAACAAGCTGGAAATACAACAGCAGATAATATTGACAAAAAATCCCAATCAATGAAGGGAGCTCCAGCTGCTGCCGAATCTATGCCTATAAATTGGGATTTAGTTGCTGCTCAAATTGGTCAACATGTAGGATCTTCGATTGTTGATGCTATGAAAGCGGGACAGGTTAAATTTGAATTTTCACCAAGTGGACAGGGCAAGGGGGTTTTATCTTTTGATTAAAAATTATAATTTTTTGTTCCTTTACGGCATTTAATCTGGGTTCTGGTATTGTTGTTTTCCGTCGTTCCATTTTCCAATTTCCCATCTCTTCTTTTCAATACCAGTCCTTCATACATATCCCATTTTGTCAGATCGTTATAAGTTTCAAGAAAGCCTGAAGTGATAGCATTTACTCTGAAACAATTTTCTGAAATCTGATGAAGGTGTTTTTTGACAGGGTTAATCGGGTAAAGTTCGCAAAGTAAATTATATCTTTCTTCAAAGGTTGAACCTAAAAGATGTTTGCCTTCGAACATGATAATATCCCAAATAACGTATTTAATATTCCAATATTCGCTATTCTCATCCTTGCATTTCTTATTCATGTACTCCCCGCACAAAATCATATCTCCTTTTCCCTTTTTCAAATCCATCAATTCTACTTTGTCAATATTACAGAATAATGGAGCTTTATGACGGTTCCAGGTTTTAAGTTCAGGAAAATAGATTTCCATTGCGCTTCCATTAAGTTTTGGTTCTGCAAGGAATCTATCCTGACTCTCAAAAAGCCCCAGACTTGCTGGAGCTATTTTAATTTCCGGTCTCGGAGGATAAATGTACATTCTTAGAATATTGAAGGATCCTGTGAGAAAAATGCAGGAATGTCACTTTCAAGAACCAGCTCTTTTTTTGATTCAAATTCTGCAATCTGAAGTTTAATCTGATCGTCTTCGGTTGTAACTGTGATAGTGTTTTTTGAGTCCATTTTGGTTGGTTTTTAATTACAAGTAAATGTACATAAAAAATCCCAAACTAAAAAATAATTTGGGATCTTTTTTAACGAAATTTTGATTATTCTTTGTTCGCTTTTACTGAGAAGATCGGACGAATGTCTTCGATAATCTGTGTAAGATTGAATTTAGCGAAGTTGATTGAACGAAGTTTTTCGATAGTTCCTTTAGCAACGGTCCAGGAAGTAGTGTTCTCGATAATTTTTACTTTGTCAGCATCAGCGATTTTCTTGCTGTTCATGATCAGGTCGCTCAGAACTGGAGCATATTTTTCAACCATTGCAGGATTCAGAGTGAATAAAGTTTTTTCTGTAACAACGTCGTCACCATATTTCTTGGTAAGGTTGTTTGCGCCTTCCTCATCAATTTTGATATACTTGTCAGAAGTAATGAAAAGAAATGATCTACTTCCAGCTTCAACCTTAAGGGTTCCGGGAAATGAATTTTTCTGGTTATAAAGATCAATCATACCAGTTTTAGCTGCTTCACGAACGTCACCGTCAAGAAGAGCTCTTTCAGCTTCCATTTCAGCCATTTTCTCATCAATTTCTGCCATTCTCTCAAGATTCTTTTCGAACTTTGCAGATATGGTAAGGATCTCGTGTTTTTCAGCTTTCTTAGATACTGATTCTTTTTTTGCTTTTGCGAAGAGGTCGATTGAAATTACTTTGGTTGCCATGATGATTAAGTTTTTAATTACAAGGTAAATGTACGAAATACTTCCCAAGTAAAAAAATATTTTCACATTTATTTTTTAAAACTATGAACATTTTTTTGGCTATAACTAATAAAATTATCTTTATGAAACAATATCTAGACCTCCTTCAAAATATTATAGATAATGGGGTTGAGAAAGAAAGTGGCAGAGCAAATATGCCTAATACCATAGGAATTTCTCATGGAGTTATTAAAATGAATTTAGCTGATGGCTTTCCATTACTTACAACTAAAAAAATGGCATGGAAGACCATTATTCATGAACTTCTCTGGTTCTTACGCGGGGAGACTAATATAAAATACCTTGTAGATAATAATGTTCATATCTGGGATGGCGATGCATATCGTTGGTATCAGAAGCATTTTGACAAACCTGGTATGAAAACCTATACCATGGATGAATTTATTGAAAAAATAAAAGAGGGAAATCTAACCGTATACACAAAAGATATTGATTGGAATGATCCTGTCGTTCTTTCAAGTACATGGGTTGGTTACCAGCTGGGGGATCTCGGCAAAGTTTATGGGTACCAATGGAGAAATCAAAATGGTGTAGACCAAGTTAAAAATGTTATTGATGGATTAAAGGACAATCCCTATAGCAGATACCATATTATTAATGCCTGGAATGCAGCAGATTTTAAAAAAATGGCTCTACCCCCTTGCCATTTGCTGTATCAATTTATTGTACGCCCTCTCACTCTCGACCGGAGACACAATATCTACAGGGAACGCAATAATGGAATGATGATTAACTTTGATAGCATTGAAACCATTAAGAAAATTTTGGATGAATGCGAGATTCCTAAATTCTATCTAGATCTTAACATGTACCAGAGATCTTGCGATACCATTTTAGGAGTTCCTTTCAATATTGCTTCAATGTCTTTGCTTCTTATGATCGTTGCACAGGTTTCGAACATGATTCCTGGAATATCTACTTGGATTGGCGGGGATACACATTTATATGTTGACCATGTAGAAAAAGCAAAAGAACAAATCCAGAGAGAACCCCTTCCTCTTCCTGAATTAAAAATAAATAAAGAGCTTAAAACTCTTGATGATATTCTCAGCTTAACCATTCAGGATTTTGAGTTGATTGGTTATGAAAGTCATGAAAAAATTATCGCTGAATTACACACAGGATATAAAAAGTAAGATATATAGATCTCATGGGTATTATATTCAGATATATCAGAGACGAAATCCTTAATTTTTATGTTGGAATAACAGATAAAACAATTGGTGGTGCTTTATCGGTTTTCATTATGATAGCCATAGTTTTAGGACTTATTCTTGCAATCAAAGCTGTAAAAGATATTAGAAAGATGCATAAAGAATCTGAAGAAAGAAAAAGAAGAATTGATAAACTATGGTTGGAATTATTAAAAGGTAAAGATCAAAATAAAGAACATAAAAATTATTAAAAAGCTTCGAGTATTAAAACTCGGAGCTTTTTTGTTGTAGAACTGGCATTAACCATGAATTCTTAACGGATATATAAATAAAAAATACCCATTAATAGTCATGGCTAGGGAATTTAATTACGTCTATATTACTACAAATTTAATCTCTGGAAAACAATATGTCGGTTCGCATGCCACTGATAACATTGAGGATAATTATATTGGAAGCGGCAGATATTTTCTCAAATCTGTAAAAAAAGAAGGAAAGAAAAATTTTAAAAGAGAAATATTGGAGGAATGTAAAGATCGAGAAGATGCCTTACATAAAGAAGCTGAGTATATAGAAAAATTTCAAACTCTTTGCCCCAATGGATATAATTTATGTCCAAAAGGGGGCATAGGTTTTTCTGGCGCTGAACAATCTGAAGATACAAAAAAGAAACAGAGAGAATGGCAAAAAGGGAAAACATATGAAGAATTATATGGAATAGAGCAAGCAAATCGGATGAAAGAAAATCAAAGACTTGCTAAATTGGGCACAACTACTTCTAGAAAGGGAAAGGGATTTAAAAAAGAACTAATTGAAATATATGGATTAGAAGAAGGGGTCAAACGATATGAAATTTTTATTAAAAAACAAAGCGATTCACATAAAGATAAAATACCCTGGATAAAGGGAAAACATCATACCCAAGAATCCATTAATTTAATAAGTGAAAAATTAAGTGGTGAAAATCATCCAAATTGGGGTATAAAATTTTCGGAAGAAAGAAAAAACAATTTAAAAAAACCAAAACTAAAGAAAGATGGCTCACATTAAAAAGCTCGGCATTACGATAAACGCGTTTGACTCCTCAGAACTCTTACATGATCTAATTTTAGAAATACGAGATCAAATTGACTGGGTAGCTGCAATATATCAAAAGAAATCATATTGGAAAAATCCAATGGATAGAAAAGATATGGCAGAATTGGAAAGACTAAAAAGTTTAGGTCTTGTAGACGAATTGATCGAATTTAAACCAGACTTTGGTGCTTATTCCAGAAATCAGGAATGTGAAAAAAGAAACATGGGAATTAATCTTATGAGAGCTAAAGGATATTCTCATATTTTAAATATTGATGCTGATGAATTTTATGATAAGGATCAGTTTAGATATGCTAAAAATAAAATTGATGAAATGGGTTGGCCCATTACTTATTGTTCCTATGTAAATTATTATAGGGATTTTGATCATTATTTAGTATATCCATTTCGTCCTTTTGTTCCCTTCATTCACTCAACTTTCTTTAACTATACCTATGAAAGTTCTGCTCCTGGACCAACAGATCCAACAAGAAGAATCCTAAATCCGCTTAATGTGGGAACTTATGTCTTTGAAGATGAAGAAATCCGAATGGGTCATGCAGCTTGGATTAGACGAGATATTCGTAAGAAACTTGTCAACTGGAGTGCAAAAAATCATTTCAAAAAGGAATTAATAGACGAAGCTGTAAAAAGATGGGAAACATGGAAAGAAGGAGATGATGCTATTATGCTATTCAACGTTCCGGAAAATCACGTATATGTAAGGAAATTAGAAACTAAGATACACAAATTTGAGGTACCTTGGTTAAAGGACAAAAAAGAAGGAGCATAAGCTCCTTTTTTATTGTGGTCCATATTTGCAGTATATTTTATAAAAATTTCTCTTGTCGTATTTTAAACGAGGTTCTTTTTCCTTGATGTATTGATTAAAAGCTTCATCATATTGTTTATGTGTGTATTTCATATCGGGGTAGGTGGCAAATACAAATTGTTCTGCTTCTTCAAAATATTGATCTACAACATCGAAGATTTCATCTTCGGAGAGTTTGAAATATTCTTTACCAATTTTCATTGCTTTTAAAGGATCCCCGGTTCTTTCAAAATCTATTTTTTCATTTAAAAATTCTCCGATTCTAGGATAATAATTTTCTCCAACAACGTCACGTACGATCATCTCTGGAGATAGCTCTTTCTTAAGGACCTCCGCTGAAGTTGGATCTATCTTAATAGACTGAGCTGTATCGGGATCTAAAACCGTGTAAGATGATGTATTGTTATCTGAGTCTTCTTCAATAGATAGAACCTGTGCTTCAACCCATCTATCTTTTCCTAATACTTTTCCTCTAATTTCTGTTCCAACATGAATATATTCTCCTTCTTCCTGCATTGTAGGTTTTGTCTGAAGAGTTTGATTAAGAGGTTCAATGCTGTAGGTATACATTAAATTCGATCCCCCATTGTTATTCGATGATTGGCCAAATCCAAATCCTCTACCAGTAAATCTACCGCCAGATGATGGGTTACCAAACTGTCTTCCCGAACCACCACCCCAAACTGCATATCCAGCTCCACCGCCACCCCATTCATTAAGGTTTTCGTGAATCTGCTCTTTGTCAACCATTCTAGTTTTTCCTTCCGGATTCTTAGCTACATGTTCTAGCTGGGGATCTTCGAATAGAAATACTCTTATAACTTTTGGATCCTCTAAAGTATCCGCATTGAAATAAAATTCCTTGTGATCAACTATAATTTGTTCTGCGTTCATACAGTATTTATTTTATAACCATTCTTTCCTCATTGCATATCCGGAGGTTCCACTACCTGTATATTTTATTACTTTAATGTTAGTTCCCTTGATAACACCTTCTCGAATATCATATTCTCCAGGCTTAGATACCCCCCAATATTTACCGGTAGGAATGAATTCATTATCTAAAACTTCATAATCCACATCATCTGGTGCATATTCTTCACAATAAGAATCCGTTTCTATAGTCCATATATTTGTCCATTCAAATACCTCTTTCGGATTATTGGGATCATAATTAAGAGCTTTACATAAAGATGGATTTCCCTTTAACCAATCATTGGTAGCTTCTCCATCCAATTGTTCCTGCATTTTCCCAGTATTCATAAACTTAAGAGCTCTTAACAGAGGGGATCGAGATTTTCTTCCGATATTCAATCTGTCAAGGGGATCGCCCTCTCTAGTAAAATCAATGGCTTCATATACTTTTAAAGCTCTCATTAGATAAACAAAATGTATTCAAGCTTAACTGCAAAATTATGGGGATTGAAAACATAGAATCCATTAATAAGGTTCTTTGTATCCGTATAATCAGGAGCAGTTGTCCAAACATAAAATTCACCAACTTTAAACCAAAGATTATTATCCTGAACCCAAGTTAAATAATCTCCTGCACTCATGACAGTATCAGAAGAAGGACCTCCCATACCTACAGCAACTGATTTTACTGACTTGGTATAGAAAGTTGACGAATCTGTAAAAAATGTCGAAACATCAGCACTTTGATTTATTGTAACAAATGTGCAATTTTCTTCATCAACTGTATCAAAAGTACAGTTAGTAAGAGTACAATTTATCAAGGATGCATCATAAATAAATGACTTGTAAATTGAAGTATCGCTAATCGTGCAGTTTATGATTGAAGTATCATTGATTAAAGAATTCTGAATATTGATTCTAAGAGAAGGGGATACAACCACCATATTAATATTGGAATTTTCAATTGAAGAATCCTGAATAGTTATGGAAGTTAAAATATCTTTAATGTCAGTTTTATAAATTTGGCAATGAGAGATGCTTGAATCAGTAATAGAACAATCTTTTATTTTTACGCTGCCAATAATAGAACCATCTATAACTAAACTAGATACATCGGGTGCGAGCATTGGTCCAACAAAATTCCAAGACATTGAAGAATCAAAAACAATAGTATTGATGAAATTAGCAATTCCAATAGGACTATAAATCGTAACTGGATCAATAAGATGATTAATATAAACCCAATCATCGTAAACCGTTTTGTAAGGACCTTGATTTACTCCATTTATATAATTAGCACTATAAGGATAATTTAATTGGTTGGAATTACCTACGCCACTATTTACAGGTGGTGCATAATTTGTTGGGGGATAATCCAATTTCATTATAACCCCCTGAATAGCTGAATTTGGGTATTTAGCATAGGGAACGTTTATAGATGCATCTAAGTAAAAATCCTGAGTAACCCCAATATAAGGGAATGGCGAATTTATATTAGTAAAAGTATCAATAAGGGTTAAATGCAAATGAGTAATATCAAAATTATATCCATCCTGAGTTGCTGAAAATGTGAGAACACTAGGATCGTAAGAAGCAATAACTTTAGACTGAGCATTTGTTAAAGCAATGGTCAATGCCGTATCAATACTAACGTTATTAGAAACATCAGCTGTAGCAGAAATATTTAAATTAAAATATTGAAAGTTCTTGTAAAAATTTATTGAAAGATCCACTTTCATAAAGTAGGGATCTTTAGATTCATCAGTTGTTGTAAAATACGGAAATAAAAATCCTAATACTCTCGTGGTAAGACCCTTAGTTAATCCGGGAACAAAAATAACTTCTCCTGGCTGGATTGTTTGATTAAATGAGTTAAATGCAGTTACAGGAATTTTTAAACTTGCAAAAGACAAGCTTTCTAATATGTTGCTTCCCTGAATTATTCCAATTTGATCATTGGGTAAAAACTCAAGTGTCATATCATCTCCGCTACCAGCACAAGGAGATAGAGCTGGATATACGTAATCATTGCTAGGATTATTGAATAGATCTACATTGTTGGCCATCTAAGTCTTTTATTTTATTTATTTATTCGAGATTAATTTATGGGGAATATGTTTTCATAGATACCATATTTCATGCGTACACTAAAAATCCCTTTAGACATAGATTAATATGTCAAAAGGGAAATAAGTGAGTAGGCGTGTCCCTACACGTTTGTATCGTGAAGATTTGGTCCTTCTGATTGGGAACTAAATTTTATCCCAGCTTAATCTTTCCTTTGGCTCGGGTATCCCAAATTTATTTATTTTTGCAGGTTCATGCTTCTTTGGAACTGCCTTTGCATCTATAACTTCAACTCCATCTATAATTACCGAAGCATAATCTTCAAGCTTTTCAGCTTTCTCAGCTTCCCTCTTAAGAGAATCTTCCCTCTTTATCCTATCGATAAGTTCTTTACCGGGAGAGGGCTTATTTAATTCTTCAACGGGATTTTCTGGTTCAATTTGCGGAGCGGGTACGATTTCATCCCCTTCAGTGCTCGCTCCTAAGCTTTTTTTAATCTCTGAGGGTCATTTTTTACATTTCCTACATATTTTCCTTTTTCAAAGATATTGCCAGCTTCATCAACATATTCCTTCATAAAATGCCACCCCTGAACTTTATTGACCGGCTTGATGTTTTCCAAAGAAATAATATTTGCATTAGGAATGATGGTTTCTTTTGCTACCTCATCTGGAATTGCATCAGCTGGAGGATTTGTATAAATTGTTGTAGCAGGTTGTTTAATAGCTTCCAATGCATTAATCAAAGCTTTTTTATCTTCAATGGGTATATTATTACTTTCGTATTTTTTCTGAAGATCCTCCATTATTGGAAGAAGACTAATTTGACCATTTTTAAGAGCATCATTTAAATTTACAGAAGCATCATGTATATCCATATATTGGCTTGCTTCTTCATCTAATTGATCTTCATATTGTTTAGCTTCTTCTTCCAACTCCTCATCGGTAGGTTCTGCTGGTTTTGGTCTTTCCCTGATTACTTCAACAACTTCTAATGGGTTACCTTTTGCATCATAAGAATGGGCATCTTTTAAAACCTGTATCCCGCCTTCACCAATTCGAACTTCAGGATCAAGACTTTTTGCGTATTCAGCATTTGCTTCTTCCTGATTTTCCGGCCCAATATTAATAACAACCGGGGGTCTTACAATTTGAACACCACCTTCGCCAATAAGGGGATTTTCTTCATTAGGAGAGGCCTTCTGTTGGATGTTATTTACAATGGCATTTTTTAAACCCGTTAATTGATCTTCTCGAGATGGTAATAAATCCTCAATAATGATTTCCTTTCTAGGTTCTGGAATAATCTCTGGTTCAGACTCATCCTTAATAGGTTCTGGCTCCTGTTCCTTAATTGGTTCCAGTTCTGGCGGTTCAACGCCTTCTTTCTCTTTTAAAGCTTCCTCTAATCTTCGATTAACTTCATTTTGAATTATTTCTTCAACAGGTATTGCTGGAGTCTCATCAGATAAATCAACTTTTACTTCATCATCTCCAGAAGCCATAAGTTTAATATTCTGAGCAACTAAAGCGGTCATACCTAAAGCAACTACTGGAAGTAAAGCACCTGCAATCCAAGATATAATTACTTGATACATTTCAGGTGAACTAGCTTGAACTCCGAATAGAATCGCTTTCTGCCAATACTGCCAATCATTGCTTCCTGAAGTCGCCATAAATTTGAACGATGCATAAACGTTAGCAGATACCTGTAAAGCAGTTAAAAGTATCATAAGTGCCCACGGAAGGAATTTTTCCTTTCCCTTGGTCATTAATATAGAAAATAAAACAGATGCTTGACCAACTTCATAGGTTAAACCTAGAAGTATTGCAAGACCCATCGTATTAGCTAAATGGAAGAACGTTATCGAGTGGAGTGTTGATACAAAACCAACACAGAAATAAAGAACGGCAAACGTTGCTATAAGACCCCAATAAAGTCCTTTATTTGAAAGTTTAAAGTTTTTAAAGTTCATAATTCTATCATGTTTTTTATTTTATCAATATTTAATTTTTGTTGAATACTTTCATAATCTACGCTTCCTTTAGTATCAGTGATAATTTGACAATCCTCAGAAGATATTCCTTCCCTAACAAGATCTTCAAATTTTTCAAATTTATACATTGGCATACCATCGATTCGGGATATGCCGATCGGTGCTCTGCCGTGGATGAGTTTTTTAGTTTTTACAAATATCATTTTTTTCGGGTTATGGTATCTCTTTCAGCACCTCGGACATTAACGGTTGTATTAGCTCTGACTTTTTCCGCTACCGATTGAACAGCATTTGCTCTTTTATCAGCTTCCTCAGCAGATTTACTTTGAAGTTTTAGTTCGAATTTTAAACTTTCAACTGTTGCGGTTGATTCTTTTTCCAAATTTTGATATTTGGTATTTAATGAATCAATAATGTGGGTAGCTTGTTTTTCTCTGATGGTAGTTCCCATGTTACGATTGCATCCCTGTATGAACTTAAACATTAGTAAGATTAAAAGAACTAATGCTATCCATCTCATGTTTTTTTCAAAAAAGTTTTGTGGTGTTGTAGTAGGTTTTGTTGCCATAAAAATTAATTTTATTTTATTTATCTATGTGCATTTATATAGCCCATCGTGTGTTATACAACAAAAAGGGATCCTAGTTTTCTAAGATCCCTTAAAATTGTGAACTTTTTTGTTTAATTTAAGGTAATATCTATTTGATGAATGGTAACATTAACATCTGCAGAAGTAATTGTTTGGCTATCATACCATCCTAATTTCGTTGTGTGCAATGTTAACTTTGAACCTTTACCGGGTAAACCAAATTCAGATGCAGGAACGGTAAGCGTAATTACACTACCACTAACACCAGGAGAAGATGATGAAGGAGCTTCTGTTATAGTTATAACCACTTCTCCAAAAACTTTTTTATCGGTACCAAAATAAAGAGGAAGATCCCCTGTATTATTGGGAACTGTTACGGTTTGGGATACCGGTGTTCCATATAATATGTCTGCAAAATCTAAATCTCCTATTACACCTTCTGAAGCTGGACCAGATGCAGGTGATAATACACCTAATTCAGTTCCGGCAACATTAACAGGGGCCAAATTAAATTTAACAGTGATTGTAAGATTTGCACCAGGAAGTTTTGTTAAAGCTTCTGTATTAATTGTAAAGAAATCTCCTAATCTTTTACCAGTAACGGTTAAAGGAAAATGAGCTTGAATAGGATTAAAATCAAGAACACCAAGATAATTTATTTTGCCATCACTATCTTTTGTTTCCATAACCAATCTTACCGGTTCAGCTGGAGTTAGGTTAGAATAAACTGCCTGATTAGCTCCAAATACAATAGGATTATTACCTGGTGTACTCCACCAAATATTGGCAGCAGAACCATTAAGAAATTCCAAACCTTTTACGAGAGCAAATGGCTGATTACCATAAAATGGAGAATTAATAGCATACATAATCCAATTACGTGTAGAAGCAGCGGGGGCTTCAAAAGGTCCAAGAGATTTAGATGTACTTACATTGACATCTTTTGAAAGGAATGTACCATTAATAGATTTAACGTATTTCGTTGAATCCCCAAGGTACTCTTTTTTGCAATTAGTTAGTCCTACCAACATAACTACTGCGAATAAAAATAAAAGAATTTTTTTCATTTTTGCTTGTTTTTATTTATCTGTGTACATATAACTTGTGCATTATACAACAAAAAAGATCCTAGTTTTCTAGAATCCTTTAAATTTATTACTTTATTTTATATCGTAACTTTCAGGAAGGCCAAGTTTCTGTTTTAAAACTTTATTAACCTTTTGAGCATCTGCATTAGCAACATCGGGAGTATAATAATGTGCTGGATGATGTTTATCCGAACCCATTACAACTGCATATCCAATTATAAATCCGGTAAGACTTACTGCCATTACAGCACATTCACCGGTGGATGCGGTGGTTCCGACTTTATGTAAGAAAGGTTTTTTAACAACCATATCCGCAAATACTACAGAACCGATAATAAAACTTGGCAAAAATATGGCCATTCCCACATTTGCTTGTTTTCTTTGCTGCATATTAACTCTTGCATTAGCATCTAATATCGATTGGTTGCCAGCTATTGTTGCAAGATCAACATCACTAATTTCTTTTACTCCGCCTTCGATAATTTTAAAATCGGATACATTAGTTGTTACAGTGTTGGATTTCTGATAACCATAATAACCATAAAATCCAGGATAATAGGAACTTTTTCCAGTAGTTGTACTGATGGCATTAGAAGTTAAAAGTACATCAATTTTGGAATTTTGATAATCCTGTCGTTCCTGAGTTTTAGCTTCCATTACTTTTTCTTGAACCTGACCTGTATTCTTTATAAGTACGGTCGTGACGGTGTTTTCTTTAATATCAACTAAGTCGCCATATACAGTAGCTTTATCGGCAAGTACTTTAAGATAATGAGTTCCGATAGGCAATACAAAGGTTGTTGCTTCAGTTACCTGTTTGCTTTCATCAACATAAACAGTAATTCCGGTCAGCTCTGAGAAGATTTTAAGCGTACCGGTTTTCGTCTGACTGAACAGAGAAAGGCTTAAAACCATTAATAGCAAGATACTTGCAAATTTTTTCATATCGATATAGATTAGTTAAAATTAATATACGGCGTAAATGTAAATAAAAAAGCCCTTATAAAATAAGAGCTTTCGTTAAATTTTTGTTAAATACCTAGTCTTGAGCTGGTGAATCAAGCTGAGCTACTAGTTCTGGTGACAGGGTAGGGGTCTCTTTTGCTTCTTCATTTTTTGTAAGATCTAATTCCATTTCAGGAAGAGTAAGTTCTTCAGGAGCTTTAGCTGGTTCTATTTCAAGATAGAATCCTTGTTGCATTGCGGTATACTTATCTTGTAGGAACTGGATTCTTTTAAGTTCATTGCGAGCTTCATTAAGTTTTGTTCCAACAGCTTCCATAACTGGAATAAAGTTTTCTCCTTCAGATTCAAAGTCCAAAGCTGATTGAAGACCAATTCCGCCTGGATTCATTAAAGAGTAATAAATGAATTCCAATGCTTGGTATCCAACTTCCAAAGAATTCTTTCCATTGAGAAGATTTGAAGCGGCCTGAAGTTCCTCAACAAGTTTAACAACTCCCATCCAACCATTCTTTGTCCAGAATAATCTATTGCGAACATAATGATTTAAATAGTCGCAATATAATCTTGCATCTTTAGGTTCTCCGATAGCCCACATGGTAAGAGGGAAAGCTTTAGAAGCTTCTTCCAATTCTTTTCCAGCTGCATCAACTTCTTCTTGAGAAGGTTTATTTTTTCCCTCACCAATAGCCTTAGCTAATTCTCTTTCAAGATCTTCTTTATTTGTAATTTCAAGTTCTGCCATAATTTATTTTATTTTTATTCGCGTTATTTAAAGGGATTGATTAGGTTCGGAGGGGCTGATTAGAATATTATAGTCTTTTCCAATCTGAAACATTTCAGCAGCATCCTGATTAATTGTATTTAAAAAAAGATTAGTTCCTCCTGACATAGCATAATAAATCGATGTGGGATCATAGGGAACTTGGAGTTCAATAACAAATGCTTTTGGATGTACTTTAACATCTCCTTGATAAGTATTAGCACTTTCTTTTTTAGACATACACTTGCATACAACTTTTGTTTCCATATTAAATAAATTAGATTTTATCTTTATAGAACAACTTGAGAAATAAGTTTTTCAAATTCCTCATAATTTTTATTTATAATCATGATAAAATTAAAACCCATGCTAATGGTTGCTCTTTTTTTTGCTTCTATTTTATCCCTATCTCGTTTTACTAAATACTGATTTTTTATTTCCACAATTAAATTAAGAGAAGGGATTAAAAAATCAGGATAATAAATTTTTTGGATTTTTTCAAAACTATATTTTATAAAAGAAGCTCTTTGAATATCAAACTGGGGATCATATTTTTCAAGAAAATCCAATTCATAACTTCCCTGATAATAAATTCCGGAATTCTTATATTTCTTTAAAATTAAAGCAGATTTTTGTCCTTTATTAAATAATATCTCTGATTGCGAAGGGTATTCAACGTCATATCTTTTTATCATAGTCGATTTACACTTATCATAAAGTTCTGAAGATTGATATGTATATTCGAAACCATATAATTCTTTTCTTGTTTTTGCTCCTTTTTTCTGAATTTTTTGAGATTGAAATGGTAATTCAACTCCTAAATTTTTAAGATTTTTTTCTCTAATATTCTGTTGAATTTGGGAATTTTGCATAGGACATGAATTGCCATATCTTTTTTTATTAGTCTTTTTAATTCGATTTCTGACTTTTTTAGTTTTGTTAGGATTTGTTTCCCCATATATTTCTAGAGATGATTTTTCTAGACTTTTAGCTACTCCTATTTTTTTACATTTTTTTGAACAGTATTTAAGATACCCATGCTGCCAACTATCAGTATATAAAGTTGGTAAACCACATTCAGCACAGAAACCTTCTCCTTCCTTTTTCATATAAGTATCATAATAAAGTTTTTTATTTTCATGAAATTGGCTGACATGTCTAGATAAATGGGATAAAGTAGAATATGGTTTATTGCATATCATACATTTATAAGTCTCTTTTTTCATAAGAAGATATATATTTAAATTATATATTCATAATGATTTTAAATAGTTTGAACAATCAATTCGTTGTTTCATTTCCTCAGAATTTTTTTTATCCAGAAATTCATGCAAGATGGGCTCCAATTGTGAGAAGATTGAAAACCCCTTACGAAACTCTCGAAGACTTTATGAATGCGTGTGTTCAGAGTATGGATTTTCCAGAAGTATCTTTACCAATTGTTGAACAAACTCAGCAACAATTCAAAATTGCTTGGAGAGGGGGAAAAGAACTTGAACCTATTTTTGATAAAAATTTAACTGTAACTTTTAAACTATCCGAAGGATTTATTTCATATTGGATATTTTTTGAACAAATAGAACAGTTTATTAATTATCAACAAACAGTTCCTTTTTGGCCACCAATGTATGTTTCATTCCTGGATCACCACGGATTTGAATTAGTAGCATTTACCTTTGAAAAGATTATTCCAACCAGATTATCCCAGTTCCAAATAACTTATGCTCAGACAGCTGCAGAATTTAATACATTCCAGCTAAATCTTAGATACAATAGATTTACCATTAAGAAAAATGATGGGGGTGGATCCCCAATTGTAGGATTTCCAAACTCAACTCCTCTTGGAACTTTAGGATAATATATAAATAAACGTTTAAATTATGAAAACAGGATTTGAATTCAATGCAAGAAAAGTATGGGAATTTGTAGAAACTAAGCCTTTTGAATTATCTCAGAAGAATATTTCTATTCACATGCCAGCCAAATATATCTTTGAAAACTATATTGAGCACAACCCAATTATTCTTCAGAAATATACTGATCTTGAATGGTCTGGTAAAGAAGAACCCCATACAAATGAAACTTTAGCTCAAGCTCGCTTAGCTGATGGATCCCGTTTTGATAATGCTGAATCCGTTAAAGAAGAAGAAAAACTTCCGACTTATTATGATATTAAATATGCTCAGTCTTCAAAAATCTTTGAAGCAGCTGAAGTAATGGGAACATCTCCTGAACAATTACAAGAAGCAGAAAAAGCTTATGCAATTCTTTTAGAAAAATTAAATAATAAAGAAGAAGTTGATGAAGGATTCTTAGGAGCATTAGCAGGTGGAGCAGTTGGAGCATTAGCAGGTCCAGCAATTGGTAGAGCTATTTGTAGAGCATTGGGCATCGAGGAAAATGGTAACCTTGGGAAACTCTTAACTTCTCGTTTAGTAACAACCGCAATTGGAATTAGTTTGGGCAAGGGATAAAAAATTCTGATAATTTTTATCTAGTATCATAAGATATTTAAAGCCATTAGAAATAGTGGCTTTTTTCTTTTCTTCTATTTCTATATCCTTATTCAAAATCCAAGTACTCTTTATTTCAACAATCAAATTTAAAGATGAAATATAAAAATCGGGATGATAGACTTTATTCTTTCCATTATAAATATATCGAATTGACGGCCCTCTTTGAATATCACTAAATTTATCATAATATTTATTTAGAAAATCCAATTCATAAGTTCCTTGATACCATAGATTTGTATCTTTAAATTTATGGATTAAAAATCGAGTTTTAAGTCCTTTATTATAAATATTTATATTTTGATTCGCATATTCAACCCCATATTTTAATAATGAAGTTTTTTGACATTTACTAAATATTTCTTTATTTTGAAAAGGATTCTCTACCCCATATAATTTTATGCAAGTTTCTTTTGCTTTTTTTCGATTTGTATAATTTTCATCCCCGTGCTTTTTAAATTTTGTCTGTTTTATTTTGTCTTTAATTTCTTTTCTTTGATAGGGATTTTTAACCCCATATTCTTTTAAATGATTTTCTATACATTTATTTTTTATTTCATCTGTTTGTTTTGGATGTTTACTATATTTCTTTATAAAAGATTCCTCCGTTTTTAAATGGGTATATTTATTAGAACAAATTTTTGAACAACATTTTTTATATCCTTTTTGAATTGAGATAAATTCTGTTTGATTTTTGCAAATTTTACATTTATCTTCATTAAAATCCATAATCCATTTATCATAATATAATTTGGAATTATGCTGATTTTTAATATGCATAGCTAATCCTCTTTTACTAGCAAAAAGCGAATTACACTCTTCACAAATGAAAAGATCAGCTTCCGTTTTACTAAATTCTTTCATGATTAAACTTTTTTATTTGAATAATATATAATAAGGGGACAGTCAGTTTAAAACTTTCTGATTGACTTTACCAGAGTCTAACCCCTTTTAATATATATCTAAATAATCTAAATACAATATGAAAAGATTAGTAACCGAATCATTAGAAGAATTCAGAGGAAATTCAATAAATGAATCAGTAGAACCGGTGGTTATGCTTCGCAAGTATGGAGAACTTGGCGATCTTTGTTTTGATCTTTTAAGAGATAAACATTCCTTAGGATCAAACGTTGTTGAGAACAAGGAAGAGATCTGGAAATATATCAACAATAAGCTTGATGAGATCGAAATAAATAGAAAAAATAATACAGGACCAAATGTTCCTTCGGGTGCATTCATGTAAAATGTATACAGGAATAATATATTGCGCAACTTTACCTTCAAATAAAAAATATTTTGGGTTTACTATAGACTTTGAGAATCGAAAAAGATCTCATAAATGTCATGCAAATGCAGGAACCCAAAATAAATTTTATAATGCCATTAGAAAATATGGATGGGATAGTATCCAATGGGATATAATTGAAGAGTTTAAATCCGAATCAAAAAAAGATTTAAGAGAAATTTTATCCAAAAGAGAAATTTATTGGATAAATGAATCCCAATCTTATACTAATGGATATAACGGAACAAAAGGAGGTGATGGAGTATTAGGATTAACTTGGAGAGAAGAATCCAAAGAAAAACTTAGCAAGACTCAAGAAGGAAGAGTCTTATCCGAAAGTTGGAAAGAACATATTGGATTAAGTGGATTAGGAAGAGAGGTTACTAAAGAAACCCGAGATAAAATTGGATTAAAAAATAAAGGAAATGATTTTTGTTTAGGCGTAATCAGATCCCAGAATACAAAAGATAAAATGGCAATTTCTAAAATTGGGTCAAGTAACCCTATGTATGGGAAAACACCTTGGAATAAGAAAATAAAATCAGAAATATGAAACTAGTTGCAGAATCAATAAACGAAGCCATCGGTGTAAAGGATGTGGTCCGTATGCAAGATATAAAGACCAAAGCTAATGGAGATCATGCTAAAGAGTTATCATTAGCTACAACCCAGGCTAAAATCATTCAGGATGCTGGTAAAGCTCAGGCAAGAGCTGAAGCTGCTGAACAGGTATTTGGACCAGGTAACGATATTACCCCTATTTTCCATGATCGTGCTGTTGAACTTGGCGGTTCAGGAGTTAGATCAAAAGCTTCTGCCGATGTTCTTGCTCCAGTAGTAGGGCCTGTCGGAAAAGGAGAAAAATTAGAAAGAAAACATAAAACTCAATATCTTCTTCCATCTGAAAGAGTTGCCGGTGCAAATGCTGAAAGAAAACCTGCTGGTTTCCCCGCTTCAAGTGGTGGAGGTGGATTTTCAAGAGGAAACTCCGAAATATTTAAAGGTTTGGGAATCGGAAGATTCTCCGAAGCTGGTGCAACAGAAATTGGTGGAAAAAATCTTCGTCAAGCTTCCATATCTCCTATTGGAAGAGTTAACTTCGGAACGGGTGAATGCGATTATTTCAATGTTCATGATGATTACAAAGGACATACTGCTGAAATATGGAAAGATAATTCGGGACATTTTAAAGTTATATTCACTTCGGGTGACAAACCCAACGGAAAACTTGAAGACTATAGACAGTTTATTAATGATCAAACCTGGAGGCCTATATCCGGTAGAGGATACTGGACACTAAAAGACTATGTTCCAGAAGCAGAACTCAAAGAACTTATCCGAGTTTATGGTGGTTCTCTTCCAGGCTATTGCTATAAATAAGAATGAAAGCTTTAAAAGTATTTGAAGTCGCTAATTTTGAAAGAGGCGGAAAACCTCTTGATACCTTAGATATAGGTATAAAATCCTGGGTTCAAAATTTTGATACCAATTATTTTAAACTTGGAACTACAGAAGAAAGAGACGAAGCAAAAGAACGCTTCAATCAAATAATGTCCGCCATTAATTTTGAAGAGATCCCATTTGATACTAAATATTTGCCTTTAGAAGCAATATTCGGATTTAAATATTACCAAGAAGAAAATGATTGGAGAACATTCAAATTAGATTATGACTTGTATTTAAGCATCAAAGATAATGGATACTATTCTAACCCCGAATCCTGGCGTGCCTACATTACTAAAGAAAATGGTAAAATAGTTTCGGCTAATTCCGGTTCCTCAGCTGGAGAGAAAGCCGTCAATACTATTGCTCGAAGGGCTGGAACCACAAAAAGAAAATTTCGTAAAAAATCCTTTTAAACCCGCTAACTTATGATTATTGGTTTTGATTTTTCAATCAACAAACCTGCTGCATGTCTTTTCAACCACGGAAAGTACAGCTTAATGTCTTGGCCTTTTGAACATCAGAAGGAAAGAAAGATTCTTGAAAGTGCTGGAGTTGAAGTATGGACAAGAGTAGATAAAAAATATAAGGATAAGGATTCTTCTAAGAAAATGCAGTGGGAAGTCGAAAACTCAATGTACCTTGCAGATCTTATTGTTGAATCTCTTCCAGATGATTTATCTAAGGATTGGTATATTGCTTTTGAAGGACTTTCCTATAATTCTTCCGGAAATATGGCAATTCAATTAGGAGGTTATAAGTATATGCTTATGAGAAACCTTTTTGATGAAACCATTCCTTTCTCCCACATGGAGACGTACGCGCCAATAACTATTAAGAAAACTGCAGGTTGTTCCCAAAAAGGAAAAAAGAAAGAAGATATGATTCGTGCCTTCATAGAATCTGGCGTTGATCTTCAACTTCGCCATGAGTTAAAAGCTACCCCTGAAAAATTTCAAAAAAGAACTGGGACTTGGATTGAGCATTTAGATGACCTTGTGGATGCTTTCTGGGCTGTAGAGACTTTCAGGGAGAAGAATCCCCATCTTTTTTGAGAGATCCTTCTTAGAGACCCTCTTCTAAACTCTCTCTGAGCACTCTTTTTATGCTTGATAATGGGATAGTTTCCAAGGGTTTGTTAAATTCTGGTTAAATTTTGAGTTCTCTAAAATTTTAACGATTCTTTAATTAACATGAACTCATTTATTAACTTTAGATATATAAAGTAAAAATCTATGCAAGAAATTTACTATGTTTATGTAACTACTTGTTTATTAAATGGGAAACAATACGTAGGAGACCACAAAACATTTTATATGGAAAGTGACCCCTATATTGGAAGCGGAACTGCTCTCAAAAAGGATATAAAAAAATTTGGCCGGAAAAATTTTAAAAGAGAAATTTTAGAAACTTTTCCAAAAAGGGAAGATTCTTTTAATGCTCAAGAAAAATATATCAAACAATTTAATTGTGCATACCCTCATGGCTATAATTTAAATGCATGGGGAGGAATAAAAAAATTTGCTTCTTGTAATATTTCTGAAGAAGGAAAAAAACGAATTGGTGATTCAAACCGAGAAAGAATCGGGTTATGGCATCATACAAAAGAAAGCAAAAATCAAATTGGAGATTCAAATAGAAATAAAAAAAGATCTGAGGAAATTAAAGAAAAATTAAAAAAACCTCATCGAAAATTTTCCGAAAAAACAAAAGATAAAATGAGAAATTCTAAGTTAGGAAAACCTTCGAATAATTCAAATGGAAACAATCAGCATACTCAGGCGTTAAATTACCGTTAAATACTTTTAAATGGTTACTTCTTCGTGTTCTGGTGCATACAATAAAGGTACATACAGAAAAATTACTAACTATGAATAATGAATCAGCTCAGGTATTCCTGAACAAAGTTAAAGAAAAAATAAATAAGGGAGATTATGATTCAGAGATAACCGTTCCTTTCATGAGCAAAGCTACCGTTTTTAATTCAATCAAAGCAAGAGTAGATAAAAAATTAGAAACTGGTGGAACTCCGCTACTTAACGAAGCCGAAATAAAAGATGCTATAAAAGATGCCAAAGAAATAGCAGCCATATCCTTCGCTATTTTTCAAAAATTAGGTATTATGGAAAAAAGAGAAGATGGATGGCATGTTTCAACTAAAGGAGAAAAACTTTTAAAGGCTATTAGAACTTATTAAAAAAGTCTTGTTTCATAATATCCAGGTCAATATCCCCGGTATATCCGTCGATTTGACCTTTTTCTGTGAATTGCCAAATATCCCAAGTATCCCAACCTATTGGGACTACAGGTAAACTAACTTCTGGATTATTTAAATATGCTGCAATCCATACAGGGTAAGCTCCAAATGAATGATTTGTGTTATCATCTAAGAAACTTTTATAAGAGTAAACTATTACCGGTATATTTCTAACTTTTAAGGCAGCTATAATGGTACTAACAAATCGATCCATGTGATCCACCTTATTATCCCAAACATTCTGAGTTGAATAAGCTTCAAGATCCAATGCAAGAGGTAAATCCGATTTAGGTAAGAATCCAATATGACCTAAAATATTTTGAATTTCTTCATTGGCATCAGCTTCTGGTTCTGCTATATTACCGGGTCTTGCAAAATGATAATATCCAACTTTTACCCCATTTTGTTGTGCAGAAAGAACCCTAGCTTTTACATTATACAAACTATCTTCATGTCCTGTTGTTCCTTCGGTCATTTTAATAAAAGCAAATTGAATTCCTGCAGTTTTTGCAGCAGCCCAATTGATATTTGGTTGATATTTTGAACAGTCTAAACCAAGAACACATCCTAAGTCGTCTAATCTTTTTTGTGAAATTGATGGTGTCATAGCTTTAATTATTTTAGTTTCTGGAGTATGCTCATAAAACTTCCAGTCATCTGTTACATAAAATGGGAATTTAGAAGGCATATCTTTTATTTTATTTATCGAATAAATAAAGAAATGAAAAAGCATTATGGGATTTAAGTCGTTCAATGATTGGTTAGCCGAGGGGGCTCATAAGAGTACAAAGGATGAACCAAAATACGGTTGCATCATGATGGACGCAGATATTGATAACTGGGAAGAATTTCATTTAGACGGTATTGCTGAAGATGATCTTTATCTTAAACCAGGAGACGATTCCTATGGAAAAGAAACCCAGCCTCACATGACGATCATTTATGGTATTCATGAAGAAGAAATAGACCCACAAAGATTAGCTGATATGATGGAAGCTAATATGCAAAAATTAATCCTCCCAGTAACAGAAATTGATGTATTTGAAAATGAAGATTATGATGTTGTGAAATATAATCTTCCTGTAACCCCTCAGCTTCAAAGGTATCGTGATTTATTTATGAAACTTCCTAATACACAGGATTTTGATGGATATAACCCTCACATGACCATCGCTTTTGTAAAACCCGGACTTGGAAAGAAGTATAAGTCAACATTGACCGAACCTTTTAAAGTAATATTTGATAAAGCCGTTTATTCATGGCATCCAAACAAAAACAAAAAGAAAAGTACAGATCCAGATAAACTTTCAAGAAAAGTTGTTAATCTTAAAAAAGACAAAGACAAAAAAGATGGCATACCTACAGATTTATAAAAATAGATCAAACGCATTTTATACACACTCCATATGGAAGGGTGACGATTTCTATGAAGTTAACTTAGTTCCAGGAGAAAAAATGAGATGGAGATATTTAGGAAAAAGAGATCCAAAGGTTTATCAAATAACAGCTACTCTTATTCCGAAACCTTCTTTGAAGATGATTACAATTCTTCAGAGAGTTCTTCAACCAACAAAAAATGAATCGGTTGGAGATACTTTTATGGGATTTAAAGACTGGAAATCTCTAAATGAAGGAGGCAATGCAATTCCTGAATCCAGATCAGTTACTTGGGAAGAAGCTCGGGGAACAATGGATTGGGTTTACAAATATGTTATTCCTTTCCTTGGTTTAGATAAAAAAGATGTGGACACAATAGGATCCTATGGGAAAAAGTTAGAGGGAGATAAACACGGAGATATTGATGTAGCAGTTTCTGCAGAAGCTCTTATGACAAAGAATGCTTTAAAAGAAGATGATACTGTTCAATTTTTAGCAAATGCTTTAGCAGAAAAAGGATTACAGATTAAGATTAATCATGGTTTTTGTATAGTTTCTTTTGGTGCACCAATTAACGGGGACACTACTCAGGGGACTTGCCAAATAGATTTAATGATTACCCCGGATTTAGAATGGTCAAGATTCATATATCATTCTCCTGATTTTAAGGGAAATGAATCAAAATATAAAGGTAAGATGAGAAATATTCTTCTCATGGCACTTATTACAGAAACGCAAAAAGACATTACTAAAAGAACCCCAGATGATGGAGTTGAAGAATTAGAAACCAATATTCTAAGATACCCAAAAGGAATATTTCGAGTCAGAAAGAACTTTATGGGGAAGAAAGGATTAGTCAAAAATGGTAAGAATGATCCTAATTTTGACGAATTTGTTACTTCAAATCCTCAGGAGGTTACAGAACTTACAGTAGGTGAGGGGTATAAACCATCGGATATAAATACATTTGAGAAGCTTTGGGCAGTAATTCACAGTCCTAATTTCAAATGGAAGGATAAATTGCAAGATATTCTTGCTAGATTTTCAGAGTGTCTTCAAGAACAAGGACTTATATTTCCTTCTGAAGCCAAAGAACAATATCCTAAAATATTTATATAATGACCAGCATGGGTTGGAATAAAGCCCTTTTTATTTCTGAATATATAAAATAAAATGTTTATTAATAAAGAAGAAAAAATTAAGTTAGAGGCAAATGGGTCTTCAAGAATTGGTTTTTTAAATAAAAAAGGATTTGAGAATATAAAAAAGGGAGATATTTTGGAAATACCTTGGTATTTTTTAAAAACTTCTTCTTATCGAAGATTTAGATTAGAACTTAAATGCGATGAATGTGGATGTGAATTTAAAAATAGAATTGAAAATCTAAATGAAAATATAGAAAAACATTATTGTTCTTCTTGTAGTAAAAAACAAGAAAAAAATCCAATGTTTGAAATAGTTCCATGGAATAAAGGAGAAAAACTTCCTCAATTCTCTGGAGAAAATAATCCTGCAAAAAGAAAAGAAGTTAGAGATAAAATAAGTAAAGCAAAAAAAGGGCATCCATCATCTATGCTTGGAAAGCATCATTCCGAAAATTCTAAATTTAAAATAAGTTGCTCTAATCAAATTTCTATAAAAGAAGCATGGGAATCTGGAAAAATGACATTTCATTCAAAATATGCTCAATCTAAAATAAAAATTTATAAGGATAAAAAATATCAGGGTTTATATGAGTTAGATTTTCTTAAAGAAATGGAAAAATATGGAATATTAACTCTTATTGAAAGAGGCCCTGCTATTA